GATTGGACGAGCAACAAAAGTTACTCCAACAGCGGATGGCTTGCATATGGAGGCAAAAATTAGTAAGCATGCTGAGTGTGCAGATTTAATCAAAGACGGTGTCCTTGGAGCGTTTTCTGTCGGTTTCAAAGTCAAGGATGCTGACTATGTAAAAGAAACCGATGGATTACAGATAAAGGACGCTGAGTTGTTTGAAGTATCAGTTGTATCGGTACCATGCAATCAAGCAGCTACCTTTTCTCTAGCTAAGGCTTTCGATTCTGAGCAGGATTATGAAGCCTTTAAAACAACTTTTAAAAGCGAGGAGCAATCCTCTTCAAAGGAGATAGACATGTCGGAAGCAACACAAACTCCCGAAATCGACTTGGAAGCTTTTGCTAAAAAGGTGGCAGAGGAAACTGCTGCTAAAATCAGCATGAAGCAAGCCGAGCAAAAAGCTGCAGAAAAAGCAGAAGCAGAAAAAGCTGCTGAAGCTCAAGCTGCAAAAGAAGCTCAAGCACTTGAGGTGCAGGGGCAAATTAAATCAGGTATTGAAACTGGTGCTGAAAAGCTAATGGAAGATATTAAGAAAGACTTCGAAGCAGAAAAAGCTTCTACAGCAGAAATCATTGAAAAGTACAAGAAGGATCTCGAGGAGAAGCAAGCAGAAATTGAAGCAATGCAGACTAGTAAGAAAACATTCCCAAGTCGTGTAGCAAGTCAAAAGGATCTTACTCCCTTTGGGCGTCAGTTCCTTGAAGCTCATATTCTTGGAAAAATTACTGGAAAAGGTTGGGATACTGACCATGCAAAAGGTTTGATTGAGAAGACTATTGGTGTAGGTACAACGTCTGGACATGACATAGCGTTGGATACAATTGTTGAAACTCAAGTAGAACAGGATTTCCGCTTAGAGCTTAAGGCAGCAAACTTCTTTAGAGAGTTGCCTGTTCAGACTACTGCAACAATTATTCCATTGCAGCCAGATTCTCTGAAAGCAACTTTTGGTGCGCCAACAAGTTTTGCTGAAAATTTAGATAGTCAAGGAATAGGTGCTGGGTCAGACGGTAATAACGTTTATACTCTTGACGAAGTAATTGTCAAAGCCGAGCGTTTGATTTCAACTTCATCCGTATCAGCTGATCTTGATGAAAAGACTCTTGTAAGTTTACTTCCTCTTATAACTGATGGTGTAGCACGTGCACATGCTGTTGCAGTTGAAGATATGATAACTGGAAGTACTTCTGGTGCAGGTAATGGTATTCTTGGACTTACCAATAGTGCTAATCTTCCTACTGCAGCAATTGCAGCTACTGCTAGTGGTAATTCCCCTTCAGATGTCGTTACAGGTGCTGATATTCTTGCAGCACGAGCTCGAATGAAGTCTTATGGACTTGATCCTTCAAAGCTTGTAATTATAGCTTCTTTTGCAGCATATAATGACCTGCTTGCATCCTCAGACTTCGCAGACATCACAGATGTCGGTTCTGAGCTTGCTACCAAAGTAACAGGTACTGTAGGTACTATCTTTGCAACTCCGGTTGTTGTTACTACTGGTCTTGCGGAAGCTAAAGACGCAGGTTCACCAACTCCGACAGTACTTATAGCATATCGCGATAATTTTGTAATTCCGCGCTTGAAAGGTGTAAGTATTGAAACTGATTATGAAGTAGGTAATCAGCGAACTGTAGTTGTAGCAACTCAGTCCCTTGGGTTCAATGGATTGGTTGCTGGTAACGCTACTAAAGGTTATCCTGTTGCAGGTATCACGTACACAGCTAGCTAATTGTACGACTATGAAAACTTGGGGGTTCGCCCCCAAGTTTTTACTAATGGACTTATATAATGGCTGATTTAATTGATTTAACTTCGTATAAAAAAGTGGTGGGAATTGCATCTACAAACGTAGATTTTGATTTCGCATTGAATACGTACATTACTTCAGTAAGTCAATTAGTAAAAACTTATTGTAATAATAGTTTTGTAGACTATTTTTCAACAGATAAAATTGAAACATTTAGTATTAATTGGGCACAAAATTTTGTTCAGCTAACAGAAAGTCCAGTCACTACTATTTCAGACGTAAAAGAAAGAACTGCTATTACTGAAAATTATACTGCTCTAACTTCAACCGAATACTATTTAGACAATAGCACAGATACTGTGTATAGACTTGATGGTGGAAGTGGCTATACAAATTTTGCTACAGGACCTGGATCAGTACAAGTACATTATAAAGCTGGCTATGCTTCTATTCCTGATGATTTAAAACTAGCAGTAATTGATTTAGTTACATATTATCACAAGGATCAAAGTAAGCCGCGACAAACAATTGCAGGAGCAAGTTTGTCTAATGCTCCTTCAAGTGGCTCAAATAATATTGATTTTCCAGATCATATTAAGAGAGTTTTAGATTTATATAAGAACTATTAATGTATGAAAATATAGAACAAGTTCGAACTGCTTTAGCAAATGATATTCTTGTTACGTCTGGAGAACTAAGAACTTTACTAAATAAAAATACTGATGTTAAATTAGTGCTTATATTTGAAGCAGAATATAATAAGTACTTTAATGAATTAGTTGATATTGCACGAACTAAGATAAAAGATGAAGGTGGAAGTCAAACTGTTGATATCAATGGAGTTGATGTAAAAGCAAAAGATTTAATTTCTGTTAAAGATAAAACTGCTACTTTTGAAGTAAACCGTAAGATAATGAAGCTCATTACAGGGTTAAATAGTAATGCAGATTTAGGCCATGCTGACTTAAGTGTTCAAACCGCCAGAATCTCTTTAATGTTAAGTGTTTTAAAACCGACAGATGAACGATACAAACCTTTAGCAGCCCTGTTAGATTTATGTCAAAGAGTAGACAGGATAAAAGATAGAAAAATAAGAGTAAGACAAATCTATGAAGAAATGAATGCTGAAGTGGCACGAGGAAGAAGAGTTGAAGTTGATTTAAAATCTGCAGTAGATATGTTAACAGGTGTAGATGCCACCATGACTCTTCAAGCAGAGCAAGTAAGATTTAATCGATCAGGTGGAGGAACCCTAGGAGTTTTAGGAAGATTAACAAATAGAATTTTTCGAAAAGAACAACAAGCTATTGAAAAATTTGCAAACGAAGTAAAGTTGGATATGATTGATATTGCAAGCTCTCCAACAATACGTCAGCGTATTCGAACAGATTTAGTAAGCTTGATTGACCCAAAAAAGAAAAGAGTAAAACCAAAAACTCAGAAAGGTGAATCTAGTAAGAAAACTGTAGGCATAAAAAAAGCACTACAGGCAACAAAAGCTAAACCTAGGCGCAAGCCTCCAAAAGATGTTATTTCAAAGCAACAGGAAAATCCTGCAACTCATCCTCTTGCTTTAATTGCTTTTATGAACAAAGCACTACCGCAAGTTGTAGAAAAAAACATGAAATATCCAGCATTAGAAAATAGAACAGGTAGGTTTGCACGTAGTGTAAAAATTGTGGACTCAATTCAAACACCTCAAGGATTTACTAGTTATGGGTATACTTATATGAAAGAGCCGTATCAAGTTTATGAAACTTCAAGCGGCAGCCGTTTTGCTGATGCTGACAGAGATCCTAGAAAAGTTATTGATGTATCAATACGGGAACTTGCAACTCGATTTGCACTAGGGCGATTCTTTACCAGGAGAGTATAATGGCCCGAGCATACACTACAAGACGACAGCAAATAGTCAAAGCTCTTGTAGAAAAGCTGAAAGGAATTGACAGAACAGGACCTTTCTTAACAAGTGTAAATGGTAATGTTCAACCACGATTGTTATTCTGGGATGAAGTAGAATCTTTTCCCGCAATTCATGTCAATGCAGGATCAGAAACAAGGGAGTATCTTGGAGGAGGGGTAAAAACTAGATTTTTAACTATTACTTTACGATGCTATGTAAAAACCTCTGGAAGACCGGGAGAAGATAACGCCCCTGAAGTATTAGACAGACTTTTAGAAGATATAGAAACAGTGATTGAGGATAATTCAGCATTATTGTATGTTGACAGATCCACCCCTCCTCAAACACACGGAACTCAACAAATCACAATCGTCAATATTAGTACTGATGAAGGTGTACTAGAGCCCCTAGGTGTAGGAGAAATGCAAATAGAGGTTCGTTATTAGAAAAATACTTACACGAGCAAAAGTTCACGTTAAGTCTTTTCAAGGTATTAGGAGAACAACATGGCAAAAGCGGATAATTTATACTTTAGTAGAGATACGAAAGTTTATGTCGAACTTTTAGCTGCTAACAGTAATGAAAGTGGTAATATAGTTTGGGAAATTCCAGTGCTAGATGGATATTCATTTAGCCAAGCACAGAACGCATCAGAAGTAACACTTTCAGAAATGGAAAGTGCAACGGGTGAAAGTAGACGTGGACGAACAATGTTTAATGATTCATATGCACCTGCTGAATGGTCATTTGGAACATATGTACGACCCTTTAGATCGGCAGGCGGAACATACGGTACTCCGTCTGGTGGTGTATATCCTGCGGATATACAAGCCGGAAATGTTCACGCAGTTGAAGAATGTCTTTGGGCTCTTCTTGCTGGCGGAAAGTATTTTGATACTTCTACAAATCTTAACTGGATAAATGAAAGTGGTGGAACAAAAGAAACAACAACTACAGATGCAACAGACTTAAATATTAGCTATCAAAACTCTCAAACAAGTACTTTGGGAGAAGTAAATATTTATTTTGTTCTTGGAGCAACAAAAGCATCTGCAACAAGTGGTATTACGATTGGCGGCAGTGCTGAAGCAGCAGGACAAACTGATATTACTTTAAGTTCGGTGACAGGTATAGCAGTTGGTGATGTACTCTCTGCAGTTATTACTGATGGTTCAACTTTTAATACTGTTGTAATGGCGACTCCAACAGATGCAGGAGATACAGGCAGTACTCCCGCAGCCAACACAGTAACAATTGGAGATGGACTCCCAGAAGAATTTGCAGCAAGTAAAGCACTTAGCTTTACAAGAACTGCTACTTATAAGCTTGAAAACTGTGTTGTTGATTCTGCATCAGTTGATTTTGATATTGATGGTATTGCAACAATTAATTGGTCTGGTCTTGGTAAAATTATTTCACAGGCAATTCCTCCAACTCCTACAATTACAGAAGGAATTGGCAGTACAACAAACTTTATTCGAAACCGATTGACTGCTTTGGACATCTCTACAACTGCAAATCTTGATGGAGAAACTGGAGGTGCAGTTACTTATGCACTAACATTAACTGGCGGTAATATTACATTCTCAAACAATATTGCATTCTTAACACCAGAAACTCTTGGAAGTGTTAACCAACCTTTCGCAGCAATTGCAGGAACTCGTACAATTGGTGGAAACTTTACATGCTATCTTAACACTGGAGATGAAGGAAGCGGAGACTTAT